TCGAATACAACGCCTTGTAAGTTTCCAATTTCACCAAGCCCATAGACTTTCCACCAATTAGCCCAATATTCTGAATAAACAGCCTTTTCTTTTGCTTTCTCAATTTCTTTTACAATGGATATATCAAGTGCTTCATTGTCCTTGTAAGTCAACACAACTAACTCGCTGTCTTTGTCATTTATTAACTCCGTGTCAACCCAAAACTCACTAACAGGATTGTAATCTAAATAAATAAATTTACGGGTTCTAATTGCTAATTGATAATAACTTTCCCATGATATGTTATTACACTCATTCACAAATAAAACATCACGCCTTGCACCTCTTAATTTATTTGGTTGGTCTGCGGAAAAAAATTCTATATAACTCCCATTTGTAAACGTGTATGTTAAAGAACTTTTATTATACTTGCCATCGTCATAATAACCTATCATATCCATAATCTTTAAGAAGTCACGAAGCGCACCCCTCCTTAAATGTGGTATAGTTTCAGATACTACTGATATTTCTGTTTTTGGATTTTTTATAGCATAGTCAATAAGTAAAGGAATGATAGTAAAAGTTTTTGAAGATGACGTTCCACCCCTTACAATTCTAACACGCTTCCTTAGTTTACTTATCTTCGCTTGTGCTGTCGTTTTCTGTAACATCCAAATTTATTCCAGTAAATATTGGTTTCTCAATTATCGTTTGCTCAACCTCTTGTTTTGGTTGTCCGTATACTCGTGAAATTAATGTTTCAATCGAATATAAACTACCTTTTTCAAGTGACTTCTTCACTGCATTTGCAATTGTCTTTTCTAAAATTGTTGCGTTCTTATCTTCAAATACTTCTTTCAATTCTTCCAAATTCATTGATAACATTGCTTGAATAGTATCATTTATTTCTGAACGCTTATAACCTTGCTCTTTCAATGTGGTCACAAATTTTTTTGGTCTTCCATTTGGATTACCTGACTGACCTTTTTTGAATGGCTTATTATTTGGTATTGGATTTTTCATTTCGGCTGTTTTTTGGCTGTTTCTATTGTTCGAATATCTTTTGTTTGTCGTATGCCATTATTGTATAATAATTTGTTTTAATTCATCAATCATTTCTGAACGCATTTTTAATTCATTTGCTCTCCATTTTTTTTGAATCTCTAAATGTTTTTCAAAATCTTGATTACAATATTCAATCTTAGCTTGTAAATCTTCATAACTTGTGACTATGTAATCTTTTATTTGTTCCTCAAAATTGCCTATTTCTGATTTACGTATTGTATTCCAACAATTTACATCAAAGAATACAACATTGTTACAAAATCCAGCTTCATACCATCTATTTGCTAAATTATTAAATACCTTATGGGTATATTTATCCTCAATGTATAATGAATATTTAAATAAATTTAATGTTTCCTTTTTGTCTTCCCAACTAATAGTATCTAAATATTTAGGATTACAACCTTCGTGTTTAAACTTCTTCATATTTTTTGTTGATGTACTTAAGTACAAACCACCTTGAATATATTTTTTAAAGTAATCAGCCCTATCTTCTCGCCATCTACCATAGTAGATACAATCGTATTTTTTTTTTGTTAATTGATTTGAATCCTTAGCTATTAATAAATTTAGGTTTAATTCATAAACATTTAAATGCTGTTCTTTTAATCCTAATTTTGTTTTTCCTTCATAATTTTGAATAACTGTAAAATCTCTTTTTTCATATCTTAAATTAACACAATCACTTTGTTCATACTCCCCACATAATACAAAAAATTTAGTATTTACAGTTGTGTTATTTCTTATGAATTTTTGTGTTAATTTTGTTTCTGTGTGAATAGAATTAAATCCAAAAATTACAACATCATATATTTTTTTTGTTATTAAATCTCTTTCAAATAAAAATAAATCACAATTTAACTCTTTTTTAATTAAAAATAAATTTCTAACATTAACTTCTGTAAATTTAGATTTTAATCCAGTCGCTTTTTTTACATCTAATAATGCTATTCTCATAACCCAGCTTTTATTAAAAAATCATTATATTTTAATAATTTAGATTGACAATTTAATTTAGTTTGTAATTGTTCTAATTCTTCTATTGATTCACATTTAATTGTAAAATTAACACTTTCGTTAAATTCTTCAATTTCTTCAATATCATTTATGTTTTCATCAATAATAAAGTTTGGCACATCCAACCCCCATTCTTCCAATTGCTCAACACCCCAGCCTTCTTGTAATGAATCCCAATCCCACTCACCAAAGCCAACGTTATCCTTTATCACAAATTCCTTTCTTTGCTCCTCTGTCCACTCGTCAGCCATTTGAATCCATGTATCAGGGATTTCCTTGTATCCGATTTCTTTCAATGCCTTAAAACGCATATTTCCACCTAATGGGAATATCTTTCCATCTACATCGGTAACACAAACAATTGGGCGTTTATCCATCATTTCAGGAAAGTCCTGAATAGACTTTACTAACTTCTTGAACTTGTCGTCCTTGATTAACCTAGGGTTATTTGGATTTGGTTTTATGTCTGATAGCTTCATAAAGTAATTAATACATACAATCCGTAACCTAGTGCAATAAGTCCAACGATTAAACCTACCCAATTTACACCGTTGTTTTGTTCGTTATTTGTTTCCATTTATCAATTCAATTAATTGTTGTTTACTTGCGTTTCTTGGCATCTTTAAGCCTTGTTCTTTTACTTGTTGAATTAACTCATTGCGTGTTAAGTCTTCCAAACTATCAACTTGTACCGATATTTTTTGAACCGTTGCTGTTTTTTGTTCCGTTGGTTCTTGAATGTAGTGATATGTAAGGAAGTTATGTACAATGTTCATTGCTGTACTTACACATGCTGAACACCCAACGTTTAATACTCGTTTCTTTCCACCTGCTTGAGGTAGTCCCGTCACGTATTCGTAAACATTTGCTAGATGTAGCTTTTCGTTCTTATCGAAGTCTGTTTGTTTTGCTAATACTTTAACTTTTACAACTTCAATTGATTCTTGTATTTCTTTAGTCATTTTGTTGAATATTTAATGCTTTGAAAATATTTTTTGTGCTACAGATTTCTGTTTCGTAATGCGTTGTTTCAACAGTACCTTGAGCTAAGGTGTATATAATTGAACCTCCAATGTTAAACTTTACTTCTGTTACCATTCTTTCAATTTGGTCAATATCTGTAATCAAATAAACAATATCACCTAAGTTATATTTATTTTTAGTCATTTAGTTTATCAATTACAACTGCTATCATATAGCAAGTCATGGTTAATATTAAATCCTGTGTTATTGCTAGTGCAGTCCAAAATGTAAAACAAGGGTAACAGTCTAGCAACTTGTACGGCTTTGTTCGTGATAGCTTAAAAAGCATCCTCAAACGGTAGCCAATGTTTATCTCTTGGTGAAGAATATACGCTATAAATATGCTAATTATCGCTAGTTCCATATCTTTTTTTAATCTCGTTAATTACAAAGTTACAAATTTTATCAATAGTACGTATATCTATACCTGTTCTTATTGAGAATGAACGTTTTGAACTTATGAAATAACATTCTCTAAATGTCTTCACTTCTAGTTCGTAGCCTTCAATCTCTAACGATAGTAGGACTGTTTGAAGTGTTATCGTATCGTAGTTGTTAAATTCTTCCTGCTCGCTATCTGTAATACTGTTTTCTAACTCTTGGTATGTGTTTCTATATTGCTTGTAAAATGATGAGCGTTTGTCATGATATTCATTTCGCATTGCAGCAAAAATATAACTATCTAGGTGCTGTATGTCCTTACCTTGTATCTTCAAGAACACATGGTGGAAAAGGTCGTCACCTAACCCCCCTGCTATCTTACGTGCGTACTTGTAATATTTATCATAACCTTTCATCTAAATAAGTTTCAGGGTACACAATTACCCTACTTTGTTTCTTTACCTCGTGTCTTTTGCTAATGTAATAGCAAGATATACTAAATCCTATAATTACAAAAATAAGTAAAGTTAGCGAATATTTCTCGTATTTATTCATTTGTTAAGATTTTAAAAACTAAACTAAAACTGCGAGAATCTCGCAAAATCTCGCAATAATACCCATAACAGTCAATAAGCGATACTATCGCTATCGCTTATTTTGGTGTTATATGAAATGCCTTGCTGACCGTTTCCAATTGAAATTCCGTGAAGGAAAAACAAAAAGAAAAAAGCCACCGCACTTTTAAAATAACGTAGTTTGTTGTTTGTATTTAA